ACGTAAGTCTTTCTCATGGTCGGGGATCGGTGCCCGGAGTGGTTGGTTTGATGGTCAGAAATACCTTTTGCTTTCAGGTCATGGAACCGAAATGGCTCGATACCCGCATTTTGCATCTTGCTCTGTAGGCGTCTCCAAGCGCTTCTAAAGGCCGACTCGGAGTACCTATAGCAGATGTAGGGGTCGCTACGAACGTCGCTCACAGCGGCTCTCAGGCGGTCAGAGAGGGCACATAACTCGCCTTCAGACCCCTTTAGGCGTATCAGCCGGACATGATTGTCAGTAACGTCATCAATGGTAAGATTTCGCACTTCTGACAGCCTAGCCCGGAGCAGATACGCCAGTTCCATCATTTGGGCAATCGGAGCCGGGGCAAGTCCTAGCCCCGTAGAAAAATCGTGATCCGTCACATAGCGATCTCGGGGGCGCTCCCGATGTAATCGCACTCCGATTGTAGGGTTGGCAGGGATGCTGTAGCGCTCTAGCGCCCAGTTCCATGCTGATTTGAGAATGGCCACCTGACGGTTGGCCGCTACGGGTGCCCCATACGTGTCCAGATAGCCGCGTATGGAGCGCTTGTCTAGCCTATCCAATGCCACTGACCCTAGTCTATCGTTGCCCACAGAGGCGTTTACGAGCCTCTCGATGGACTTACGATAATCGTGCTGGGTCTTAGGCGCGAGAGCGCTGAACTGGTCGCTATCCATGAACAGGTTAAGCAACCATCCCACCGTCTGGGTTCCATCCCCGACAGCTTCCTCATACGCCCTCCAGACCTCGCTCATTGGCGCGTCAGCAGGGGCTATGATCTTCGTCTTACCCCACCTGATTTTGCCGTGTACGCGGCCCTCGTATCGTTTTAACTTGTACCCATACTTATCAACTGAAACGTATGGGGGTAGCTTTCTTCGCTTTACCATTTCTCTCAAGATCCTCTCGCAGAAAATCGTCCACAGTGCGCGGACGACCGTCAATGCCGAGCCTGAATCTTATCTTATTTTCCCTAAGCCAGTCGATGACCCGAGATACCTGCCGCGCCCCAGAGAGGTCGCGGAGGCATTCATAGGGCACCACAGACACGGGACAGATCCAGAATGGTGTAGATCATGATGAAGCTAACTACCGATCCGATGAATACCAACCCCACGGTGTTTAGGGGTCTCCATACTCTGTTACTCATGGTTCACTTCCTGAAATTATGATGCCCTGTAAGTTCGGCATCTGGGTGATTGTTACTCCGTTGATCGTGCACGACTCTGCGTAACCTGCGTCTTGGCAGACTAGGTTGAGTGGCAGACACGGGGTGTGGATTCTGACGCCGTAATCGCCGGACACGGCTGACGGTGGCATGTCGCATTCATAGTCAACGCAACTGTCATTGAAGCAAAGGGTGTAGGGTGAAACTGAGGACTGCAAAGCAATCCCCAGTACCACAGCGGCAGTGTCAGACACTAGAACGGAAGGTCTTCATCAGCCGTTGCAGGCGCTGGTGCCGCCCGCGCTGGAGCCGCCCGCGCTGGAGCCTGACCCTGACGATCCTCATCGAGGTCATACAGGTTTAGCCACCCGCTGAACTCTGGGCCGATCGGAATCGCATCCAACTTGATCGACATGCTATTGTCGTCGCGGATGAACGCTCGACCGGCTGTCACGTACCGATTCTTTTCCTGACCATTCGCGTCAGTGTACTTACCTACTATTGCTACTACTTTCTTGAACTGCTTCATGCGGCACTCCTTGCCTGTTTAACAAAAGTTTTTTCGGCGTCAGATAGACGACCGAACACTGCTTTCCTCTCGTAAGAGGTTAGTTCATCGATGGTCTCATGCAGGAGCGAGAGATCATCGCTCTGGTGAGCGTCGGTGATGCTGGCCGCGACCTCATCCAAGAACGCTTTGGCAATGCCCAAGAGGCTACGCCATTCCGATTTGAAAGAAGTCTTACGCCCAGCAGGGGCATCGTTAAAAATATCCACACGCTCGACTTCGCCAAGTGTTTCGTGCACGAATTCATGGAACGCTGAAGCGTCTTGAGCGGCCAGCAGTTGCTCGGCCTTGTCAAAGCTAGACTCAGCTACCACGTGCTTGAGATCTCCGAGATAAAGTCCGATCCCACAGCCTGTCATCGCAATCGCTTTTACAAGCGCCCTCATTTGATTATCCGAGATCAGCCGGGCGTCCGGGTTGCTGACTGCTTTGTTGCGATGATCCATGCAAGGTAACTGCATTTCATAATTGATCCCGCACACGTTGACCCCGGCCTTGACCATCATCGTCCCGTCAGGGAATGTGATTGGCTCACCGAAGTAGTACGTGCTGTCGGGATACTCCTCCGCTAAAGCGTTCCATGCGTAAGCCCAACTGATATAGGACAATGCTCCTTTTTGCTCAATGCCAGCGCTAACATCTTTGCGCGATAGCTTGATGTAACGATTAACTTTATCCATTTAACCTCCCTGTTCGAGTTCATATATGAGGCGCGATAAATAGAACTGCGCCTTTTTACAGTCTTCCAATTCCGCACCCTTGAATTGGTGGCGGTGCATATATTTGTAGACCTGTCCGCGTAGATAATCGTTTACGCCAGAACCCAGCATCATGTGGATGTAATCGATGCACTCGACTTCCGACGTGGTGTAGTGGCGTGGCCTGTTGACCGCGTCCCATTCTTCCGGGGTGGCGTCGTTGAGCCTGACTGGTGAAACGTCCCTCATGCTCATACAGCCACCTCGAACATGTCGTCGTCCTCTTCCACGTCGTAGTGATCAGCGAAGAACGTGACCACCGCCATGTAGGGGAAGTCGTCTTCGTCGGTCTCGACTGCGTCACAGTAGCCAGCGTCCAGTGCTGACTGCTTAGTCTTGAAATACAGCGTCGCGTTGTATCTACTCACATCAAATCCTCCGCTCTATTGATAAGTTCGTGGCTGGTATCAAGTAGTGCTTCCCACTTCTCGACAAAGTCACGACACTCAAGACCGTGATCCTCACAGAGCGATACGATAGAACTGATCGGGATCTCTTCTACACGAGAAACGTCGTTCACTATCGACCACATGTCGCGGTTCCGGTCTTCCATAACCCATTCTTTTTCCATGCTTAAACCTCCTTGGCACTTATGTATCCCACGTCACCTTTCGTGAAGAATGTCTAAATCGTCGGTGTTAAAAATGAAGCTGACCTTCGCGTTACCCGCGTTGTCATTCTTCCGTTCGAGGTATTCGTGCCGGTGTGCCCGGCCCTCTTCGATCAATCTCCTCGCCCTGTTTAGCGTCAGGGAGAAAAGCTTCCCGGTGTACTCGACATCGAGGTAGATGATGATGTTCGGGTACAACTCTGCGTAACGACTCAAGTCTTTCTGGTTGATCGACACAGCCTTATCTGAGGGTATGCCGAACAACTCCTGAGACTTTCGCCACGGGGTCTTCATGGTCTTCAGGTCAACAGGGATCATCGCCACGTAATCGTGCGCGTATCGATCTGTCTGCTTCGCTGGATTCCACGATAGTCCGACGCCAGCAATCTGCCGGGTGGCAAGGAAGTCGGCCTCAGCTTTCTCCCCTGCCCGGCACCACGCGGACTTGTCTTGATTATCCATACTTGTCTTGCAGGTAGGCGTAAGACACGGGCATGTAATCAAATTGCCCTTCGTGACAGTCATGGAGCATCCAAATTCCGCTCCAAGTCGTATCTGTGCCGGTCTGACTGTTAAGGTAGCTTTCCTCGTGAGAGTAGAAGATGCCCGCCATCAAGCCGATGCGACGGCGACCGAGTACGTCACTGGTCTCCGCTATGTCGCGAGTCTGGACGTGTCCCTGAACGAATGACTGGTGTCTCTTCGTGAGACCTGCCCGTGCGCTCGTGATACTGCGGCCCATGACACCCGATGTTATATAGTGGCAAAAAGCTATGCCCTCGATCTCGACAGGTTGCAGGAACGGGTAGACCTCCCAGCCTGAGCGCTCATAGTCGAGCATGTCCAAATCAATAACGCCTTCCCATGCGGCGTCAGAGGCCACGAATCTGGAAACCCTGTCCTCATGATTTCCCAACGTCAGACACCTGCGAGGATTCCAAGACCGCCGCTTCCCCTTCTTGAGTCGCTCTATCTCTTTGTCGATGGGTGCGTTCAGTCTGGCCCACGCGGCGTTGGCACTCTCGAAGTCAGCCATGATGCGCTTGCCTTCCATGTGCTTGCCGCCCTTCTTGTCCCAAGTGGAGAGCGAAGGAAAGTCCGCGTGATCACCCAGATGCACGATCACGTCGGGCTTCATCTTTACCGCATACCTCCCGGCCCACTCTAGGTGGTCGGTGTTGACGCCCGGCTTCACCTGCGTGTCCGGGATGACCATGATGCGCTTGCCTCTAGGTGAGGAACGGCGCGTGATCTCTGTAGATTGGGGGGTGGATTTCATATTCTTTGAGTTCCTCTTCCTTGAGTTGGTCGATTTCTTTACTGATTCGGAGATAGTGCTTTCCGATTTTGTCGTGGTTGGCTCGGGCGTACTTGGCTCGCTCGGGGCAGGTCGAGCGCCCCAGAAGCGCATTGAGTTCAGCGTCGCTTTCAGATCGGCCATAAATTCCTCCATGAATTTCGCGCCACAGCGCTATGTGATTTACTGGGTGGGATTCCATTTCCTTGTGCGCCCATGCAGATAGGATGAGCACGTTTTTAGGATCGAAGCGCACGCTCCAATTTCCTCTCCCGATAAAATGAGATAGCTGTAGACCTTGCGGTCTGTCGCTATAGTCCTTACCGGTAAGCTGGCATATGAAGCCAGCCTTTTTACGTAGCGCGTCACTCATGTGCTTATCTGCCGTGAGACGCTTGATGCCCCGGAAGGCCATCAGTGCACCAGCCTAAGATGGCCACCCTTGGTGGGCGTAAAACTCGGCTCAAACTCGATTGGGTGAATCCACATCAGCTTCATGCCCTCTGTGATTTCCTCCACGTAATCGAGCGCTTCATCGTCCCCGTAGCCCTCCTCGGCGAGGCGCATCATTACGGCCTCGCTTGAGTAGCAGGCGACCGGGGTGCCGTCCTCTGCGTAGTAACAACCCAACAGGGCGTCGTCAAAGTCAGTTAACAATTCGATCTCTCCTATTTCTTCATCCATGAAATTCTTCCTCCTCTGGATCAGGCTCACGGCTCTGCTCCCACTCTGGTGATCCCGGTTGATCCCAAGTGGTGTAGTCCATGCCGCGCTCCGCGATCCATTCCATGCCTTCGGGGCAGACTCTTTCCGTGGGTAGCTTCTCTATGCGCTTACCCTCCCGTAAGAATCGTTCCGTCTCCTTGGCTATCTGATCTCTCAAGTCATCTCTCTTCATCGCCCTTTCCTAATGCGAGTGCGTTCTTGTAATGGGTTCGAGTTAGTTCCCGAAGGTGCTCGGGAACGTGAGTGGACATAAAGTTTTGTTGTCTAGGAGCGTCGCCCTTCATGACCAGAAGGGCTTCCGCATATTCCCGAGCAGACCTGCCGTCCGATTTCCACCAGTCGGCCTTGCTCACAACTCGCAGGCGTCACCGACACAGGCCGCAGTCTTCGCGCCCTCCGTCTGGTCGCCGTTCTCGTAGCTAGGCAGTGCTGACCAATCGATAGGCTCGACGCACATCGACATTTGGTTGTACTCGGCCTTGGTGATCGCCTCATACGGTGTTTGCCTGTAGCTAGAACCGTCGTAAGGAAGGAATGACATACCGATCAGACTGTCGAAGTTTTTCCACATCCAGTCACACGCCTCAAACCACGTGTCATCTGTGTAATAAGCAGTACAGCTAACAGTGTGCGTCGACCAGTTCTCGCTGTAGCACTTAGCGAGTTCAAGTTGGTCGATGGTGCTGACCTCGTTGACCGTTAGCGCGTCGGGCGGTGACTCGATGAAGAAGTCGAACACGACCGTGCTACCCGGATTCATGACGCAGGGCTCGTGTGGCACACCCTGATCAATCAGGAACTGGGTAAGCGGATCGGTGACCGCTTGTCGGATACGTCGAATGTAGTAGGGACTGAACGCGGGGTGCACGCCCGACGGAATTGAACCGGCTAATTGTGAAACCGTACCGCTCGGCTTATTCGTAGTGACACTTGCCGATGGATTGATGCCGATCTTCTTGGCCCACTCCTCGTTAGTCTCCTCGACAACGGTACGCAGTTCGCGCAACCACTTGCCCAGCTTTTCCTTGCCCTCGCTACCTGACATGACAGGGTGCGACATAACCGAAGTCATTGAGACCCCGAGGAGCGCTTCCTCATCGCAGTTGTTTTTCCATACCTTACGGAGGTAACGAAAGTCGGTCTGCGACGCTTGGATCGTTCCCAAGATTGCACACAGCCGGGCCTTTCGTTTTAGGCTAGACAGCGTATCTGTGCTGGTCACCTTCAACTCGGAAAGATTACACATCTGGTGCGGTCGCAAGATTATCTCGGCGCACGGGTTAACTCCGAAGTCGTGATTAGGATCGCGCTTGCCGTATGCCTCGATCTTTTTCTTCGCACCGCCACGATTCATCACGCCACGCTCGCCGCTGAATGACTCGTACAGACTTTTTAGTTCCGCTTGCAGTACGTGAAACTCCGGGCGACCGTCGTACACTGCTGAGTTGTTAGCCAGTGCCCGGTTGCCGTGCGCGTCGTACCATGCGCCCGACTTCGCCATCCTCATGCGATCATCCGAGACGTTGGACAGGGATATCATTGCGGATCGCCTCGTGCCGCCCACGATAACTGCGGATGCGACCTCGCACAGCAAATCGTGTACGGCCAAGCTGGGTAAGCGAGAACCGGCATGTTGCTGAAACGTGCGAACGAAGAACTTGAACAACTCGATCAGAGGTGCTGGGCCAGACGCTCTCCCGCCGAAAGTTTTGAGACGGGCACCGCTCGGCCTTACCTTGCTAACGTCCCATGTCGGGATGTGCCCGGAGTACAACAGGCTGACAAGTTGTCGCAGTGCTGACGCCCAGCCGACCTTGCTGTCGGCGACCATGATCACCGTGTCACACGGAACCAAGTCCTCTGGCACTTCGGGTAGCTGGTTGACGTATTGCCGCTCGACTGAGTAACCAACGCCACAGCCATTGAGAAGCAAGAAAAAGCATTCATCCCAGATTCTCGCGCTCGCGTCTGGAATTGTGTAACAGCAATTGAACCCGGCCGCCGCGTCTCTTTTGAGTGCCGGGCCTGCCGCCCACATTGCCCTCATGCTCGGGAAGATATCCATGTCCAGCATGGCTTCGCGTAGCTTCTCCGCCTTGATATCTTTCTCGGTCAGGACTCCTTGATCCTTAAAGTGGGTCAGGTAACGCTCGACCGTCTCATGCCACTTCTCACGGCGACCGCCGTCAACGTCATCCAAATATCGTGCGTAGCGACTCTGGTGGATAAGGGTCTGATAATCTGATAATTCTTTACTCAATGGTCTTACTCCCTGTTTAAAATAAAAAATATTTAGGCGGCAGAACGCTCCGCCTCTAAGCTATTGAGGCGAACCATCAGTTCGCTGTGTTCGAGTTCCGCGACAAACGGAATCCCGTCTAACTCAACGTCGTACCGAACTCGGGCATATTCTTTTGCGTCCCCGGAATCGGTGAACCATCGAGTGTGACTACCTTGGCTGACTCTGTAGACGACCATTCGTCCTCCTTTAAGTTGATTGGCTTGTACATGCGTGCCCGGCTGTTGCAGAGCAGGCGAGCCTCGTTGTGCTGGTAGAGGCCGACTGAACCGTGCCAAGCGCTGAACCTGCTTTTCAGAATGCTCACGTAGTAGTCGGCACCGGATTCATCATCAGGTGGATCGCCGCGACTTCTGGCCTCCCGCTTATCGGGACATGCGTACAGCGTGATAACTGCCCCAGCGGCCCCGGTCAGGTGCGTCGACCCGAGGAAGCTAGATTTATCTGGTCGGGTCTTCTCGCCCATGCCGCCTGACGGTGGCTTGCGAAGGTGATGCACTAAAAGTACTGCGACCTCATAGTCACGAGCCATCGATGAGAGGCGAGTAATAAAGTCGCGCTCCGCTTCGACCTCGTTGGCCATGCCGGTCATCATCAGTGGATCGATGACGATCAAGTCGCAACCGAGCATCGTCTTGGCTACCCGAACGAAGTTCAGTACAGCTTCCGGCGATATCACATTGGTTGAGTTGTGCAGGTAGATCTTGCCGTTGGCCCATTGGGAGAACGACTGGACGTACTCCAAATGTGGAGACGCTAGGCAGGCTGACTGCTCCGCTAGTAGTTCCAGCGTAAAATCTGCTGGCATCTCAAGCGACATGATTGCGACGTTGCGACCAGAGGCCGCCGCCGACAAGGCCCACTGACATGCGAAAGTGGACTTACCCGTCCCGGAGTACGCGCCTAGAATACTGACGGCACGTAAGGGTAGTGAAAACAAGCCAGCTAATTTTGATATCGGTGGTGCGATACCGTCATCACCCCGTTCGCGCCTCTCGACAATCCTGTCGTAGAGGTCGGTGGGGTCAGCGATATCCCAGAGACCGTTATCTCTTAACCACTCCTCATCATCGAACATGGCTCAGACCATGTCCTCTTCGTTTTCCTTGAGGCCGTCCAAGACCTCATCTAGTAGTTGGAAGATCTCAGAATTGCCGAGACCGGAAACGTCGTAGTCAAGATCCGCTAGGAAATCGACCGCGTCGTTGAGGCCGAACATGGCCGACCTTGGTGGTGTGTAAGTGCTTCCCTGCATGATTACTCTCCTTTTCCTTCTTGGTTCATAGATATCCCAGATGAGTTTCGTGATGCCATTCCCTGCCGACCCCACAGTTGGTGTTGCTCAAACATTGACCAGCCCTTGGCGATCTGCTCGGGTGACCCGTGCAGGTTTAGCCCGTACATGCGCTTGAGCGCACGATCCTCAGCCTCCTCGCCGCACTGCTCCCAGTGGCCTATGTCATGGTCGAGGTAGTTGCCAGTGCCGCGCTGATCCTCGGGAACGTCTTCCAGTCCTGAGTTGCACGGGTCACCGAGACGGCGACAGTTCTGAGCAGTCATGAAGTGGCGACGCGACGCGCCGAGGTCTCGTGACATTTGCTCCAGCAGTTCAACCGGGTCGTTGGACAGGTTCATGTGGTACGTGGCCTCATCGAGGAACCCGTGCTTCTTGGCGTAGGCGTAGGCACCGACGTAAGTCCTGCGGAAGTCTTTGATGGTGCTGAACAGGCTGGCCACCTGCATGACCGACGACTTGCTCCACCAGTTGTGATCACGCTTACTCATATCACCCACTCCTCTTCACATTCGATATCCTCGTATTCCTCGAACTTGATCATCAGTTCCATTGGATCCATGCCGGACATGTCGTGCATCGCGCCGGACAGGTGCATCTCATCCGCGCCAGAGGTCTGCTCGACGTAGGCACCGGCACCGGCCTTGACGTAGTGCCAGCTATCGATGACCGGGGGCTTGTGGTGGTTCAGGTAAGTTTTACTTTTCATAACGATTTCCTTATCGATTAATGATTGTTGAAAGTGGCGGCATGTTTGGCCACCGGGTTAGTGCGTTTAGTCATGCTGGCCTCCGCCTGAGTAAAATAAATTAAATAAAGTCAGTACTGTACATAACCACAGTTACAAAGTACGCCACGAAAGTTGGCGTGTTAGAACACAGGGTTGACATTCATAACGTGAGACAATTAGCCCCCCATCTTTTGTTTGCGCGATGGGCACAAAAAAAACGCGAGATCCTACCTCGCGTCGTGGTCGTCAATGTATCCGAGCACTGCGTCGAACGACGCATCGATACCCATGTCTGGCAGGGTAGGGCACTCGGTCTGAATGAAGATGATCAGTTCCTCGAACATGTCCCGAACAATCTCCACCTGCTCGGCGTTGGTTAGTTTGTCTTCTTCCTTGCTGAACATTTGAATCACGTTACTCATTTCCATTTCCTCCACTCCAGATAAATTCCAAAACAAAAGGCCCACATTAAAGACACGCCAGTCCAGTAGATAAGTTCAATCATCTGAGTCTCCCTAGCCGCTCACGCGGCCTGCTGTCGAAAGATGTGAGCGCCACGAATGTGGTGCCGACGACCGTCAGCCCAGTCGCTTGACTGGCCTTGGTGGAAGCCGATGACGTGGCCCCGGACGCTGAACACCACACGCTCACGTGGCGTCAGTGCCCGCTGGGCGGTCATGATCGTGCGACCGTAGTCGCGCCATGCGTCGCTGTTGATCAACTCGCTGTACTGGTAGCCCAGCTTGCCAGCGATGTTGCGGTAGTACCGGGTGGTGGTGGGCGGGTAAACGCCGCGACCGTGAACCCGGCCCTGCTCACGCATCAGCACGTAGGCGCTGATCATGTGAATGCCCAGAGCGTCCCGTAGGGCGCGTACCGTGCAGTTGCGCTGATCGTGGTAGGCAGGGTGCCGATACTGCGCGGTGCCCATGTGAACGCTCTTGTGCATCCACTCCAGTACGTGTGCGTCTTGCATTTCCATATGCTTAACCTCGCTTAGATTTGAATGGGGTCATGTCTCGCCGTCTTACATATATACGACGCTTCAGGGACTCATTCTATTCACGCCTGAGTAAAATAATTTAAAAAAAGTGAAATTAAAAATGTTGGCGAGCGATCCGGTTCGTGAGTCCCCCCGGCGGGGATATCGATCTCGGGATCCGCCACCGCGCTGTCCCGTTACCGTGGGGCCGTGCTCTCCGGCCCCCGTTCATTGTCGTTCAAACCTCCCCGACAACAAGGACATTATCGGTTATATAACTCATGCGGTCAAGCGCCTGAGTAATTTAATTTATAGTGAAACAAGCGAAAAATGGCTTAGGTAAGCCGTTCTTCAAAAGTCAAGCTATTTAATTTTAGTGATCGAGCAGGTTTTTGATGAAATCTTCGACCTGATCACGCTGTTCTGGGTTCAGCTTGGCGTATGACTCGACCAGCTTCGGCACTCGTTTCGACATGAGCATCGACGTTGGCAGGAACGGCATCATCAATACTGCCGGATGAATCAGTAACGCGTTGCAGATCGACTCGATGGTGCTGAGGTTTGGATTGTGCTGACCCTCCAGTAGTTTGTAGACCGTCGCCTGCGGCATGTTAGCCCTGCTACCGATATCACGGCTAGACAGGTCATGTTCCTTTGCTATCTTTTGCAGGTTCTTGCCGACAACAGTCAGCAGTTCTTTCGGTTTGTTCCTAGACATGGCTAGCCCTCCTTGGCCCCTGAGTATGTAGCCTGACGATACACGTGGCAATCTTATTCCAATCAGTTTGTCACTTATTGCTAACGACAACAATCCGATGGGCGTTTATCTTTCGCCGTTTATCTTTAAATGATCGGGCGGATTAATCCTGATCCCCCAAGGAGACAGGCGATATGATGAGGGTGTATCGGTGTGGTGATGGGTGGTGGTGTGTTTCTAAGGACGGGCTGGAAATCGCTAAGTTTCGCAACAAGGCCGACGCACAGATATACGCTGTCTGTTGCTATGATTCCGGTAACGCCAGCGGGGTCACACTGGCCTCTGGTGAGGTCATTTAGCCAAGAATGGCTTCAGAAAGATGACGTGGGATAATAGACACATAAGCAGGAAGATAACTATCGATATCGTCATCTAGTCAACGACAGTCATCCAACGTAAGCGGCCCCCACAAGGGCCGCGAAGACGACACCACGTAGATATCACCATCAAGTCGCTAGCATGACTGAAGCATGAAGTCAACGCAGTAATATACGGCGAGAATGCTCGCACAATTTGCGTGTTTGTATCCCAAACGGCATTCAAAAGATGACGTGGGATAAGTGTATGTAGACTTACGCAAGGATGCCTCATGTCACCCCAGAAGCAGTCACGCCTGTACACCATCAAAGAGCACGCCCGTGCCGAGATAGCAATGGCCAAGGAAGAAGTTGAGATGGCCATCACCCACCCCATATTTGTGGCCGGTCACACTGGCTGGCACAAAGATATCGAAGACCTCCTACTGAAGATAGCCGAATATGAAGCCATCATCGATACCATCGACAAGCACTTCAATAGCTAACGTACTCGCCGCCATTGCCTGTCTGTATCTGATACTGGCGATCGCGCCTGTGGGCGCTACTACACGTGAGTATAAGACTGACGTGCTCAGTGTCCTCAGTGGTGAGGCGTTCGGGGGTTGCATGATGCTGGTCAACACCATGAACAACGTGCTGGACTGCAAGAAGGGCGCGACTAAGGGCTGGTGGGTCTCACTCGACTGTGATGGCAAGTACGGCACAACAATGAATGCCAGAGAGTCGGTTGATCAGGCGACCATGAGCATGTTGCTGAAGCGCAAGATATCAGTACGCATCGATGATCGAGAGAAGATTGATGGCTACTGTGTGGCGCAACAGACAATTTTATGGCGCTGAAAGCGCAGGAATCAAATATTCAGGAGGTAGGCATGATACGTGTCCCATCAAGACTAATCAGGTACGGCATTGTGCTGACACACACCATACGAATGGCTCTCAAGGATGTGGAGTCGAGACTGGAGGAGATGGATGATGAAGAACCCAAGCCAAAGGCGAAGAGAACAAGGCGTGCCAAAGCGGCATGATGATCTGGGTGACTCATTC